CCCGGCGCCACATGGCAGCGCTGCCAGTTCCACCTGGCCCGGAACGCCATCCACCACGCCCCGACGCTCGCCATCCGCAAGCGCATCGGCGAGGACCTGCGCGCCGTCTGGAACGCCAGGGACCTGCAGGCCGCCGAGGCTGAACTGGCCGCCCTGGCCGAGAGCTACCGCAAGGCGGCCCCGAAGCTCACCGAGTGGCTGGAGGCCAACGTCCCCGAGGGCCTCGCCGTCTTCACCCTGCCGAAGCCGCACCGCCGCCGCATGCGGACGTCGAACCCGATCGAGCGGGCCGTTCAGCAAGAGATCAAGCGCCGGACCAAGAAGGTCCGCGTCTTCCCAAACGAGGCCTCACTGCTGCGCCTCGTCACCGCCATCCTCGCCGAGATCGACGAGGACTGGACCACCACCGACCGCGTCTATATCAACATGGAAAACCGGGATGACTGAGGGACCTCAGGCCGAATTTCCATCCTTCAGGTTGCTCAATCGGGTGGCCACGGCCTTGAGGGTGGCGGCGCTGTCCTGGCCGACGATGTAATTGGCCTCCAGCACCACATACCAAGTGCCCGCCGAGGCGATGACCACCGTCTCCGTGGTGTCGAGGCGCACCGTCAGGCTGTACCCGTCGCGCTCGACCACCGCGACCGACACCGGGTAGTCGGGGTCGGCGCCCTCGGAGACCGCCACGGACAGCCCGCCACCAGGCGCCAGCACGAAGCCCCAATAGATGCCGGGGTCCGTGACGCCGGCCAGCTTGCGGTTCAGGGCGTGGCTTGCGTATTGCTCACGCCATTTCACGTCCACGATCAGGGGCATGGTGCTACTCCGCCGGGAAGTTCAGGTGCACGAAGTGCTCATACCGCTTGTCGGGCGTGATCCACTCCGGGAGGAACGAGACCGCCGCCACCAGCGTGTCGGCCTGGTCATACAGGCCGATGACGGTGGCGCGCGTGGGCTCACTGACGGCGCCGGCCGGCACGACGCAGCGGATCAGCGCGGTTTCGTCCTCGGCCGACCCCTCGGTCGCGGCCGTGAAGAACTCGCCGGGGATCGCCGTCGACGTGAACGGGGGCTGGATGGGCACCGGGACCGCGCCGCTTTCGTCGATCCACCCCAGCCCCAGCCGGAACGAGACGATGTGGACACATGGCCCCACGTTGACCAGGGACGCCGCCATGCGGCGGTACAGCCCCTGCAGGACTTTGGCCTGTTTCCAGACGGGATCGGGATCAGGCATGGACAGCCTCCATGGCGATGTCGAGGGGGTAGACGTCGGCGGGCGTGCCATCCAGGGACGGCATCAGGTCGTAACCCCGCGCCGGCTCGGCGCGGGCAGGCGTCGGCGTGTCGTCCATGTTCATCCCAAGGCTCGCGAGGGACGGGCTCAAGGCGATCTCGCTGGCGGGCAAGGCCAGCGCGCTGGACGACGGGGCGGGCGCGGCGGGCGTCAGCGTGGCCACGGAGACCACCGTGCGCTGGACCAGTTCCATGGGCGGCACCAGCTCGCCCTCGCGATACACCAGCGCCAGGTCCATCTGCGGGCCTTGGTCGGCGTAGCCCTCGGACAGGCGGCGGTCCAGGCGCGACGGGCGCCCCCAGATCACGGCTACGGGCGAGACGTCGACCACCTCGCGCCGCTGCTCGAACGGATCGGGGTCCAGCTGCTCGGCATCCAGCGCCGTGATGTCGAACACCGGGAACCAGGGGATCCGGGCGCGGGTGGTGTCGATCACCAGGCGCTCGTCCGTGATGCCGTCCGGCCCGATGGGCATGTCGAACTCGACCGCGAATGCAATCCAGCCGAGGTGAGAGCGGACGTTCTTGTAGGCATCCACGGCCCGAATGATGGCGTCCGTGGCCTCGGCGCCCAGCAGCTGGTCGCGCCGCACCGGCGCGCGCACGGTCGCGCGCAGCCCGAACTCGTAGGGGCTCAGGCCGTCGCCGGCGGGCTCGAACCACTCGACGATGTCGGCGCGGACGCCGAGGGCGTCGAGCGCCTGGCGGACGGCCCAGCGCGTGCCCTTGTAGCGGTGCAGCTCCAGCGCCTGCTTGACCAGGTCGCGGCGCTGGCGGTCAGTCAGGGCCAGCTCCCAGCCCTCCGGCCCCATCACATGGAACTGCCAGCCCAGATGGGGCAGCGCCGAGGCGTCCACGCCGTCAATGTCGTAGATCAGGACCTTCGAGAGGTCGAGGCCCTCCAGGCGATCCATCAAGGCCAGCAGGGTCCGCGACCGCTCGTCGCGAATGCCGGCCGGGAGAAGCCGTTCGTCAGCCATCCGCCACCCCCACCACGGCGATGTTGATGGACGTGGCGTTGGCCCACTCGAAACCGTCCAGGACGCGCTCTTCCGGGGACAACACGGTCACGTCATACACCCCCGGCACCGACAGCGCGGCGATGATCTGGGCGTGAATGAGGTCCCGCCCCAGCCCGTTGCGCCGATCCGCCGCATAGCGAGCCGCCGCCGTCGCCGCTGCCGCCTCTACGCTCGCCTGATCGGCACCGCGTAGCAGGGTCAACTCGACCGACAGCGCATACGGCACCTCGGTGGGCGGCAGCACCTCGACCTTGTCTGTCATTGGCCGCGTCTTCTCGGCGCTCAGTGCGACGGTGACCAGGTCCAAGATCTCCGGAGCTGGAATACCATCCACACCCAGCGGGTAGAGCTGAACCACGCCTGGGGTCGGGCTGATCACGCCGGCGTCCACAAGCGACTGATGCGCACTCATGACGTGCCAGCGATACGCGCCCCTGGAACCGGCGACGGTAAAACGTTCGGGCGCCTCCTGGACGCGGGCCCGCAGGCGCTCATCATCTTCCACCGCCGCGCCGCCGTATGATGTGGTGGCGTTCTCAATCGCCACGCCGGGGACAGGGTCCATGACCGTGGCAATGTCGCCGGGCAGGTAGCCGTTCCCAGCTTCCCCGACCTCCGACGCCACGGCCTCGACCTCGCCGGCAATCGCACCGGCGGCGATCACCAACGCACGGGTGGTGCGGAAAATCACCGCGCCATCCCTGGACTTGATACGGGTGCCGGCAGGCACCGTGACGTCGACATCGGAGGCGGCCGCCAGCGACGCCTGAACCGTGACCGCCGCCGGGCGCGCGGGCAGGCGAACCACGCCCAGTAGGGCGCCGAGGTGGTCCAGGTTCACGCCGGTGGCATAGGCCACCATGTTCTGCTTGGCCGTCTCCTGGATCGCGATCCTGACCAGCGTCTCGGAATAGGCCAGTAGATCGACAAGCAGCCGCTCCACTTGCGCCGGCAGCAAGGCGCGGCCCGACATGGCCTCGTAGGCCGAGATCAAGTCCCGCGTGATGTCGACCGGATCACGGTCGACGAAGTGCGGCTCCGGAAGCGCGCTCACAGTCGCACCTCTGTCACCGTCTCCAGGGCATCGCGGGCAATCTTCCAGGTGATGCGCAGAACCACGCGGGCGTTTTCAATCGCCGGCTCCACCGACACCAGAATGGCGCGGGGCTCCCAGCGCTCGATGGCCAGCGTCACCTCGCGCACCAGGTGCGGCGCGGCGCGATCCACGGGCCAGTCGATGTATTTCCAGATGTCAGAGCCGAACTCAGGTCGATGGGGATCGCTGCCCTTGCGCGTCAGCAGGATGGTCGCAATGCACTGCGCGATGTCGTCGATCCCCTCGACGACATCGCCATCCGCGCCCAGGCGCGGCTGCCAATGCACGGCCTTGATGTCCTGATGTCTGATCATGCGGGCAGGCTATGCCTGCCAGGGGCGCAGCCATGCCCGGAAAGCCTTCCGGGCAGCAGGTCACGGACCGGCAAAAACGTCCGGAGACCCCGTCATGACCGACGACCCACATGCGACCGGATCGCCGATCCGGCTGATCTGCAGGGAGTTAACGTACACCGTCGGCGACCCTGAGGCCAGGATGCTGTCATGGCACCAGCAGTTCTCAGGATGGGGTTGGAGTGTGTCGCAACCGGGTCTGGCGATTGAAGGGACAGGTGAGGAGGGGCGGGCTCAGGGTGGTTGCGGTGGTGGGACTCCGGTTATGAGGGTGCGCATGAGGGCGGACCAGGACGGGAAGACGAGATAGGCGGTGATGGTCGCCAGATGGGTGAACATCCGGGTGCGGGCGCGGAAGCGC